ATTTTCATAGTGTTATTTTGTTTTTTCTTTTTTTACTTTTGTTTCTTTGACTTTCTCAACTTTTTCTTTAAGGGGGTTCAAGATGTATAGCGATCTAGTCGACCCTGTGGTCGATTCGCCGGCTGCTCGTCGGATCAGTTCAACCCGGCACGTACAAACTACCATCGTCAACCAAGACGCGTGGAAAGAGTACTACTCTTCGAAAGGTGCACGCACCCGCCGAGAGAGGAGGGCAGTCGATAGAGAATTGGTTGAGATGATGTCCAACCACCCAGTCGAGGACGATACTGTTCTCGCATTGTTGCGCAGTCTAGCCCACCGAGCTCCTAAGACCAAGACACGGGATGAACTCCTGTCTGCAGTTGAGGGGGCGATTCGCTCAGCCTCTTGGGGTTTAGTCAAGGGCGTTCGCCGAAGGGTGATCGCTCGTGATAAGCTGCTTGCCCTGATGACGATAAAAGGGCCCGACCTTACTCAGGACGGTCTCAATGAAAAGTCGTTTTGGGATCTGCAGCTCACTAAGCTCCTCAGTAAGTATCCCTTTGCGGGTTATGAGGATGAAAGCGAGGAGAATGCCCGCGATGAGTGGGCAGCTTGTGAAATACGTAATGCCATTGCTAATCGTGAGATTAGCGGGTGGGACGAGAATCATGAGCTGGCAAATGAACTGAGGAACATGATGGCCGTGATACTGGGCCATCCTCCCTCGGAACAAGAGCTCATTCAGTGTGGTTCCTGGGGTCCTGGGACCAATGCCGGATACGAATTCGGCAGCAGGCGTACGGGAGCTGAGTTTAAATTCAGCGCTCGTCTTTCTGCTACACCAGGCTCTATTCCGTTAGCGCGGGCCCTATTGCCGCACTGGGGCCTGTGGTACAATCACCTATGCGAGCGATTTGGCTCGGAGTGGTTGCTGCGCTTAACCGGCAGTAAATTACAAGTGGTTCCCAAGAAGTTCCTAATGGATCGAACGATGGCTGCAGAGCCATTGTGGAACTCATGGCTTCAGGCTACCCTGGGGCGTATCATGAGAACACGATTCCGGAGGGTGGGCTTAGACCTCGACAACGCCTGGAAATTTAACCAGCACGCTGCCTACAAAGGCAGTAGAGACGGCGTTTTAGCGACCCTGGACATGAAGAACATGTCTAATCGCATACCGTTGCTGTTACCCAGGTCCGTGGTTGACCCCGCCTGGCTGTCATATCTTGATTCGTCACGATGTGATAGCATGCTTCTGCACCGTGATGGTAAGGCAGTTTGGCGCAAGTTGGAGATGTACTCCTCGATGGGAAATGGTTACACGTTCGAACTAGAGTCGGCGCTTCTGTTAAGTTGCGCTCTCATAGCGAGTGGGTATCACCCATCGGATTTGTTGACTGACCGTAATCCGGTCGGAAAGACTATCTGCGTCTTTGGGGATG